GTCAGGGAAATCCCACCCCTGAGCTGATGTCGGCGCAGGCGAGGGCATCGACGGCGGGACGCGGCTATGGGTCGGCGCATCAGCGGATGCGGGCCGAGTACGGCCGGTTGGTGTTGGCGGGCCGGGTGCGGTGCGCTCGTTGCGGCGATTGGATCGTGCCGGGGCAGGAGTGGGATCTGGGGCACACGGACGACCGGCGCGGCTACACGGGGCCGGAGCATGCGGCGTGTAACCGTGGCGCGGCGAAGCCGTTGCGGGGCGGTCTGGTCGCGGAGCTGCCGCCGGAGCGGGCTGGTGTCCCGATCGGGGACCGGCGTTGGCGGGTGCCGTGGCTCGAGGGGCTGCTGGATGTTCCCGCGGAGGCGGTCTGGCCGCGGTTCATGACGGTGCCGCACCCGCGCGCCCGCGGTTCGCTCGGCGGGGTGTTCTGCGAGTGGGCCGCTGATCGTGAGGGGCGCCCGCTCCGCTGGTGGCAGCGGCTGGTCGCGACCAGGTTGCTGGAAACGGACGGGGACGGGTGTTTGGTGTGGGACGCCGGGGTGTTGACGGTCGCCCGGCAGGTCGGGAAGTCGTGGCTGCTACGGGAGCTGTGCCTGTGGCGGATGCATCAGGCCGAGTGGTTCGGGGAGCCGCAGGACATCGTTCACACGGGGAAGGATCTGGCGGTCTGCCGTGAGGTGCAGCGGCCGGCGTTGTGGTGGGCGAGGGAGCAGGGCCGCGATTACCACATCCGGCAGACGAACGGGCAGGAGGCGTTGGAGTGGCTGCCGGGCAGGTCGCGCTGGATGATCCGCGCGAAAGAGGCCGCGTACGGGCACAGCGTGTCGTTGGCGGCGGTCGATGAGGCGTGGAAGGTCACGGCCGCCACGGTGGATGAGTCGTTGGTGCCGACGATGGTTGAGCGGGCGCAGCCGCAGCTGTTGCTGATCTCGACGGCGCACCGCCGCTCGGAAGCGTTGATGCTGCAGCGGCGGAAGGCGGCGTTGGCGGAGCTCGAGACGGGGGCGGGTGATCTGCTGGTGGAGTGGTCGGCGCCGCCGGAGCTGCCGATCGACAGCGTGGCCGCGTGGCGGTTGGCGTCGCCGCATTGGACGCCGCAGCGGGAAAGGTTGGTGGGGCAGCAGCTGGCGGCGATCCAGGCCGGCGAGGTGCGTGACCCGACCGAGCCGGACCCGGAGGTGTCGTTCCGGACGCAGTGGCTCGACCAGTGGCCACGCTCGCTCGAGGGCGCCGGGGATGGGGAGCCGTTGCTGCCGGCGGGGCTGTGGAAGGGGCTGCAGGAGCCGCTCGCGGCGCACGACAACCAGTTGTTCGTGATGGTGGAGGACGATTTCGGGTCGGGCGCCGCCGTCGCCGCCGCCGCGAAGCTCCGCGACGGCCGGGTCGAGGTCGACGGGTGGCTGTGCCCGAACTGGGAGACCGCGGTGAGGGATCTGCAGACTCTGCTGGTCACGAGGCGGGTGCGGCAGGTCGGTGTCGGCGGGTCGATGCTCACCTCGCTGCCCGCCGGGCTGTGGCCGACGCCGAAACCCGTCGGTGGCGCGGAGACGCGTGCGGGGTTGGCGTTGCTGCGGGATCTCGCGGCTGGCGGTATGGTTGTCCATGACGACACCCCGGACCTTGACGAGGCGATGGCGGTAGCGATGGTGCGTGAACGGGCGGCAGGGCTCGCGTTGGAGCCGGCCGGCCCGACGCATCTGGTCAAAGCGATGGTGTGGGCGCTCCATGCGGCGGCGCAACCGTCGAGGGTGCCGACGGTGTATTGATGGACGATTCGTTGGCTAACGAATGAACCTGCGCGGGCTGAGGCCGAGGGCCGCGGGCGACGAAGGGGTTGTCCCGAACCCGAACGACCCCGTGTTGGTGCCGCCATCCACGGTTGGGCCGGATCAGCTCGTCAGCCCTGGGGATCCCCACGGTGTCACGGTCGACGGGACGGATCTGCCGGCGGGCCCGCCGCCGCGGATCGTCGCGTCGGGCTGGTCGGGCTGGCCCGCGGACTGGAACACCCCGAACTGGTCGGGCCAGCAGCTGCAACGGTTGACCGACACAGCCTGGATGTGCGTCGACAAAACCTCGCGGGCGTTGTCGACGATGCCGCCGTATCTGGTTGGGGCGGCCGACACGTTGTCGGCGGACTGGTTGAACAATCCCAACCCGGACCTGTACGTGTCGTGGGAGGAGTTCTGCAAATCGCTGGTGTGGGACTTCATGCTCGGCGAGGTGTTCGTCCGCGCGACGGCGCGTTACGCGACCGGGTGGCCGTCGCGTTTCCATGTCGTGCCGGCGCTGTACGTGAACGTCGAGCGCGGCAGGGACGGCCTCAGGCGGTACGAGGTTGGCGGCGCCGACGTCACCGCGGACATCCTGCACATCCGTTACCAGAGCGACATCGTCGATCTCCACGGGCACGGCCCGTTGGAGGCGGGCGCGTACCGGATGGTCGCGGCGGAGGCGCTGATGCAGTACGGCGCGAAGATCGTCGCGTCCGGGGGTGTCCCGGTCGGTGTATTGGAGTCGCAGGAGGAGATCTCACCCGACCAGGCGTTGGCGATCCAGCAGGCGTGGGTGAGCCGGCGGATGTCGTCGATCGGCGAGCCGGCCGTGCTCGACCGGGGGCTGCAGTGGAAGCCGTCGCAGATCAACCCGAACGAGCTCGGCCTCGTCGACCTGGAGCGGTACCAGGACTCGCGGATCGCGGAGCTGCTCGGCGTGCCCCCGGAGATCGTCGGTTTGCCGGGCTCCGGGGAGTCGATGACGTACAAGAACATGGGTGACCTGTTCGATTTCTGGTGGCGCGACAGCCTGAAAGCGACCGCGCAGACGCTGATGTCGGCCCTGTCCGGCTGGTGTTTGCCGCGCGGCTCACGGGTCGAGCTGAACCGGGACGAGTTCGTGCAGCCGCCGCCGCTCGCCCGCGCCCAGACGTACCAGATCCTGTTCGCCCTGCAGGACCCGGTGACGGGGCAGCGGGCGATCAGCATCGACGAGATCCGCGCCGCGGAACGGTTGAACAACTCGACACCCGCGGATGTCTCACAGGGGGTTCTGAAATGACGCAACTAGAGATCGAGTACCGCGGCAAGAACCAGGGCGTCGAAGTTCGCGGCGTGTCGTTCCCGGAACGGCTGATCGACGTGATCGTGATGCCCTACGAGATGGAGGCCCGGGTTTCCCATAAGGGCCGGATGATCCGCGAGATCGTGAGCCGCGGCGCGTTCCAGAACATCGATCTCACGCGGCGCATCACTGTCAACCGTGGCCACGTAAGAGACCTCCCGGTCGGTAGAGCGGTCGGGCTGGATCCGGCGCGGGAAGAAGGACTTGTCGCGGAGCTATTGATCTCCGACACGGACCTCGGCACAGAAACGTTGCGACTCGCCGCCGATGGGATCCTCGACGCATCCGCCGGCTTCGGTGTCATGGATGGCGGCGAGACCTGGCCGGAGCGCGGCCTGCGCCGCCTGTCGCGGCTCTGGCTCGACCACATCGCGATGACCCCCGACCCGGCCTACGAGGGCGCCAAGACCCTCGCTGTCCGCGAGAACGAACCGACGCCGGCCGGCACCGTGGCCGTCGCCACTCCGCATCTCGACGTTGTGCGCGGCTGGCGTCTAGCCGACCGTTACGCTTTAATCGACTAGACCACCAACACATAATCCCGTTGATGGCCCGTGGGGCGCCGGGATTCCCGTGGGGTGAGGTGGGCTCGCGAGCGAAACGACAACCTCGTTTTGCGAAAGGACCCCCAAAATGCGTACCACGGATCAGATGCTCTCCCGGCTCGTCGCCGAGATCGAGGAGAAACAGACGTTCATCGACGGTGTCGTCGAGGACGCCGAGAAAGAGGGCCGCGACCTCAACGACCAGGAGATGGAGCTCGTGACGCGGGCCCGGAAACGCGTCGGGGAGCTGCAGCCGCAGGTTGACCAGCTGATCGACCTGCGCCGGATGGGCTCCGAGTCGCGGGCGAAGATCGCCGAGCTGGCGCCGTTCATGCGGGAGCAGCCCGGCCCCGCGAAGGAGATCGAGTACCGCACCGCCGGCGAGTACGTGCTCGACCAGTGGCGGGCCGGGCTCGGCGACAACGAGTCCCGCACCCGCCTCGAGATTTACAACCGCGCCGCGAGCCACCAGACCACGGCGGATAACCCGGGCCTGATCCCGACGCCGATCCTCGGGCCCGTCGTGAACTTCATCGACGCCTCACGGCCGTTGGTGAACGCGTTGGGGCCGCGGCAGATGCCAGGCCAGAACTGGGCGCGGCCGAAAGTGACGCAGCACACCTCCGTCGGCACGCAGTCGGCAGAAAAAGGCGAATTGGTGTCGCAGAAAATGACAATCAGCAAGCTAACTGCGAGTGCAATTACG